CTATTTAGGTGTTCGTGACGATTATGTAGTGAAACTAAGGGTTATATCCTACACTTATAATCCTATGGTTATGGATAACAGCCTTGAAATAACCTTTTCTAATATGATCCGTTCAAGATCTTCTCGTGATGATGTGTCATATCTACTTGGTCTTTCTAGTAATCGAGGAAGATCATCTGCTTCTGGGTCCTCAAATGATTATTTATCAAATGAAGGAATTGCACTTTCCGCTGGGCTAATTCAGAAACTTGTTCAGTCTGGTGCTTTCAGTGATAAAGTAGGACAAATGATTGACAATGAGTTTGCTGGATATATTGGTAATATTATTGTTAGAAATCCAGATGGAAGCGTGAGTATGACTGTAGATGAGTTAAATGCTCAGATGATTAAGGTCGTAGATATTGTAGGCGAGAATGGTTTCTTCGAATATTTGCAAGCAAAATTGATCAGCGCTGACAGGATCGTAGCTGATAGTGCTGAGTTTGGAGAGCTTTCTGCAAAATTGGCTGAGATTGATAATCTGCTTGCTGGTAATGTAGGTGGTGAAGTTGGTCAATTCATCCACTTAACAGCTCAAAACGTGCAGATTGATGAAGCTGTTATTAAAGATATCATAGCCGCTCAACTTCTGGTATCTGATTTACAAGCTGGAGACATCACTCTATCTGATGCAATGAGGATTATATCTGAAAATGGCTCTATGGTCATGAATGGAACAACGCTTCAGATCAAGGGAACCACAAGCACTGGTGAGGAATATGTTGCTATTCAATTAGGGTATGACACAAACAACAATCCTAGCTTAATTATCCGGGATGAAAACGGAGCTGTCATGTTGGATGGTTCTGGTCTTCATGAGGATATTGTTCCTGATGGACTGATCAAGAATGATATGGTTGCTGATGGGACTCTTAGTAAGGATAAGCTGAATTTTCAGATCGTAGAAACGGATGAAAATGGAAAAGTAAACGCTACTGAAATTCTATTAAATGGTCAGGGACTGGATGCCGCATGGACATCTATGCAAGAACAGATTGAAAATATAGATTCCTATGGACTTGCGATTATTTTAGGCAACGAAACGTATATCTTCCCTGGCGATTCATCAGGACATGCTCTGCCAGATTCAGTTACCACACAAGTAATTGCTTATAAGAATACTTCTCAGGTTCCTACACATGTTGAAGAAATCACGAATCTTCCAACAGGTATTTCGGCTGTAATTAATGACAATGACACAATAAACACTTCTATTACATTTAGCGCCTCTACTGCTCTTACTTCTTCCGGATCAGTGGATGTCCCGATCACTGCAGATGGGAAAACATTTACCAAAGTCTTTAATTATATCTTATCAATTCCAGAGCCAGGGGAGCCAGCAAAAACTGTCTCAATCACTGCTTCTTCTCAGGTCTTTAAAAGTGATGACTGGGGTAAAACTTTTTCTCCAGACGTTATCAAATTGACTCCACTCTTCCAAGGAAATATTGAATATTCAAAATGGCAGTATAGCCTTAATAGCGGAAGTTCCTGGGTAGATGTTGTGACAGGGACACATGGGCTAACCATAGACGATACTGTCTTATCCATTAGCAAAGATACAGATTTATTTACTGACGACATTACTTCTATTACTTTTAAATGCCTAAGTAATGAAGAAATCTACTATGACACTTTTACTGTATTTAAACTCTATTACAGCTTAGTAGGCGTTGAAGATGACATAGCAGAAGTTGTCAAAACTGAAATTTCAGGTGTTGAAACCAGAGTTGATGCAGTTGAAAAATCTATTACAGATGAAGTATGGCGGAACACTATGATCACAGTCAATGATGAAGAAGGAAACCCTGCGCAGCAAAGTATTGAAGATTTGTTGATAAGTCATACTACAGATTTGAATGGAATTTCTATGGAGGTAAAGGATGTCCAAACGACTGTAGACAAAATGGGAAATGTCGGCGCAAGAAACCTTATCAGAAATTCTAAAACTATGATATTTGAAGACTATGGATTTATATAGAAAGGGGTGGATCATATAGGGACATTTACAAATGTACAAGGAGAAAGTCCTTATGAAAAAGAAGATGAATATTTAAAAATCGAAATAGATAATATACCATCTACATATCGTTTATCAAATCTTATTACTCAAATAGATACTTATACTTTTAGCGTATGGATAAAAGCTGATTCTAATTGTAATGTGACGCTTAATATTTTAGGTACTTCTATAATTGAATCCGTAACCAATGACTGGAAGAAAGTGACAAAAACCATTACAGTATCTAATTTGAATTTTCCCCATATTGATATCACTCCAGATATAAATTCACTTACATATTATTACGAAGGATATTTAGTAAAAGGTTCCATAGATACATCATGGAATCCTGCTCCCGAAGATACGGAAGCTTCATTGCTCTCCATGTCTTCCAATATTTCAAAGCTTGAAATTACATCCGAAGGAATCCGCCAAATTGTAGAGTCTAATTATATGACTGCTGGAGATACAGAAAACTTAATCAACGAAAGTATGACAAGTGTAATTAATCAGGCTGCCGAAATGATCCAAAGCGCTGTAACTAATAATATAACTGGAGAAGGCTCATATGTTAATCAGAAGGCGGATAAAATCATACAAGCTATAGGTAATAGTGCTTTTGAACCAGTCAGGGTAAAATACGTAAGGGACTGGTTATATGGTAATGATAAAGATGATCAAAACCGTTTTATGGAATGCAAAATCATAAATAATGAAGGTATTAATATTGCTAAAGGGTTAATCCCCAGTACATATAATGCATCAGGAAATCTAATTACTGGAGTTGCTTCGATTTCAAAATATACCGATGATACTACATCTGAAGAAGAATATATTTATAACGAAAATTTATCTATGATTCAATTAACTCTTAGTAGTGTTGTAGAAGATGTTTCGATAATTCAATTATTCCATTATTATGCTGATGGGCGGAAAAATAGTATGAAGTTAGAAATATCTGAAGATGGAACAAATTGGGTAACAATTTATGATTCTAGTCTTGATGGAGAATACATTGAAACATCAGAGGGCCATAGTTTCCCCGTGCAAACACAACCCATTTATGATCAAATCTCCTACTTAAAACAAACTATAGATTCTTTCAATCTTCGGGTTCAGCAAAATGAAGATAAATATGCAGAAATATCAGCACGATATGATAATATTACAAATAGAGTGCAGGCCGTTGAAGATGGTATGCGCAATATGACAGAAGAGGTTATAGATGCCAACGGATGGAAAGTTACTCTATCTTCTATTGGTGCCTATTCAGATGAAGAAAACCCTATACCTGAAACAACAACGATAAGATTAAATCCTGATGGGTTCTCAGTGTCATCTTCTGAAAAAAAAGGACGTAGCACAATAATCACAGCAGATCGTTTTTCTGGATTTTATAATGATGGAATTTCTACTTATGAAGACGAAAAAGGGGAAGAAGTATTTTTTCTTGATGAAGATCTACTAACTACTGCAAGAGTAAAAATAAAAAGAGGCGCAGACTTTATTACGATGAAACAGATTCCCGTTACTTTTAATGATGTAAAAGGAATTGTTTTTGTAAAGGCGGGAGGTGATGTTTAGTGGCTAGTGGCAGTTTTGAATTTTCGACAGAAGCTCCTGGTATAAAAGGAAGATTAACTTGGGAACAAACATCTAATGGTTCAGAAGAGAATACGTCAACTGTACAGATTCGTGTTCATTTTCAAAAAACCGTTGTAGATGGTTATACTTCGGGCGGAACTATTACTACTCGTGTTATTGTAGACGGACATCATAGTCAGGTAGAAGAAAATTATAATATTACACTTCCTACAGGAGAATGGGTCTTATCTTTTGCCAAGGCATATACAGTTTGGCATAATGATGATGGAAAAAAGAATTGTAATATTCGTGTATATGGAAACGCCTCTTTTTCGTTGGGAAGTTTTGATACGAGTAAAACTGTTACGTTTGATACAATTCCAAGATATACTACAATATCTGAGTTTAAAAACACAGCTGTATCATATAATACAGCTACATTTTCATGGGCAACTGCAGATACTGTTTCAAAAATTGTGTGCAAATTTAATGGAACAGAAAAATATACTGCCAGTGTAAATAGTACAAATGGAACTTTTACAATTTCAGGATTATCCGAAATCACAGCTTATTCAAATATCATATTAACTGTCACTCGAAAAGATTCTGGACTAACAACGGACTCTTCACCAATAAGTGTTACTACTACCTATAAAACGCCTTCACCGAAGCTGTCTCTTGTATCAAGAGGCGTTAATTCTTTAAGACTATATTGGACAAGCGATTATAGCATAGATACCTTATGGTGTTATAACAGCGGCACATTGATATATACTCAAACAAATGTAAATGCTATTTCTGGATATTTTACACTTACTCCAAGTAACTGGTCCGATATTCAACCAGGAACGACTTATTCTCTTGGGATTGCGGTAAGACGAAAAATAACAGGTGATGCAAATGTTCTTGGAGTTTATAGCAATGTTGTGGTAAGTACATTACCTGCACCAACAATTAGTACATCTACCCCCACTTCTTTTACAATCGGAGACACCATTCCTATAACGATTAATAATTCAGGGAATAGTGCATATTATTTATATTTTCAGATTTATAATACAGAGGGATCGTGGGAAACTTTAGTCCATCAAAGCTATGCTATAGGAACTCAGAGCGTTAATTTAAAACCGGATTCGAGTGACATATATGAAAACTGTCCAGAAAGTAATTCAATACGTGCCAGAATAGTTTGTGCTTTAGAAGTCAATGATATAACATACTCTAGTTATTACTATATAACTGGTTATGTAGATGGTGCGCAATACAATTTTACCCTTGAGGATTTTACGATTGAAACAAATCGCAGCACAGATATCAATACTGTAATAGGAAAAGATGGAGATATGATTTCCGGGTTTGGAAATCTTTGGATTAAGTTTCCAGCAAATGCTGCTACTTCTGTCGCAGGAGCTAGTGTTACTTCTATTGTTGCAGAAATTAAATCATCAGAAAATATTGTAAATAGCATAACATATGAGTATACATCTTCTGTTTTAGATTTGCAGATGCCTACTCATTTTATTCCTGTAGGAATAAACACTATTGAAGCCTATGCTATAGATAGTCGGGGGAATAAAAGCAATGTGGTTTCAAAAGAATTTCAAGTATATGCATATCATAGTCCTACAGTTAGTATTGTTCTACAAAGATATAATAACTTTGAAGATAAAATTCTTATTAATCTCATTGCCAATGTTTCCAGGCTGCTGGTATCAAATGTTTCTAAAAATAACATTTCTTCTTTAAAATATCGTTATGCCGAATCAGGCACATCTTACCCCAGTAGTTATACAAATATTAGTGGATATACTACATCTGTAAATGGCGAAGAACAGGTTATTACACTTGTTAAGAATACAAATACAAACTATTTTATCTCATTGGATTATGAAAAATCATATAATTTTCAATTTATAATAGAGGACAAAATAGGAGCCACTACTTATGAAGTATTTGTTGCCCAGGGAAAGCCTTGTTTTGGTATTTTTGATAATGGAGTTGTCACAGTTGACAGAATCCCTGACTTTGAAAGCAATGCGAAATTACAAGTCAATGGAGATATCAGTATAGTTGATAGTAATGGGAATGAAAAGCTGCTTACTGAAGATTTTCAAACAAAAACAGGAGATTTAAAAGATAATATTACAACATTTACAAAATCTTCTGCTAGAACTAGCCTTGTATCAGGAGAAAAATTATCAACATCTTTAGGTAAAATCAGTAAATATTTTAACGATATAAAGTCACATGCTTTTATTACTCCCGTACAAACATTGACTACAACTGTAGCTGGGAATGCTTTAGATGCAACAATGGGAAAAAAATTAAATGATAATCTTGAAAATAAAATTATTATTGGGAGTGAAAAAGATGCAATGATTATTGTATCCAATCCGACACTAACCTTTTCTAATGGTCGAGCTACGGTAAATATGTCTTCTACCGCTAGTGCATATAGTAAAAATATTAACAATGTTGTTGCGCAGTTAAAAGTTGCCTCCGGTGCTGTCATCACGTCAGCAACTGTTTCAAATAACAGTATTACAGTAAGGTGTGCCAATCTTTCAGGTACTGCTTTTTCAGGACAGATAGGAGTAACTTTAGTTTTATTTTTAGTATAAATTAAGGAGGATAGAATGAACAAAACAGATGCAATTAATAGAATGATCTCAATTGCTCAGAATGAGAAGGGATATCTTGAAAAAGCCAGTAATTCTAATTTAGATGATAAAACTGCAAATGCTGGTAGTGGAAATTATACAAAATATTGGCGTGATGTGAAGCCAGAATGGAACGGACAGGCATGGTGTGCTTGTTTTGTCACATGGGTATTGCAGCAAGCTTTTGGTAAAGAATATGCTGAAAAGCTTTTAAAACATTACCCGTATGTATATGTACCTACTCTGATGAATTTATTCACCAGGTACGCAAATCCAGAAAAAGGAGATATTGTTTGTTTTTATCGTAATGGCAGCTTTACTCATACAGGAATTGTTATTTCTGTAAGTGGTGATTATTTTCAGACCATTGAAGGTAATACTTCTGGTGCTTCTGGAATTATTGCAAATGGCGGTGGCGTATGTCAGAAAGGATATTATAACAGTCAACTTCCGGGAACAAAATTTGCCAGATTGGATTGGTCTATTGTCGCTGATTACGGGCATAAGGAGGAAGTTAAAATGGTACAAAAACCTGGAGACAAAGCTTACAGCGAAAACAGAATCAACTACCGAGTTCATCAGCAATCTGTTGGTTGGCTGCCTCATGTAGAAGATGGACAAGTTGCTGGTGTAACTGGTTTCTCTAAACGTATTGAAGCAATTAAAATAGATTGTAAAATGCCTGGAGTGAAGATCCATGCAAAAGGCCATATCCAGGGAATTGGCTGGAAAGACTATGGCGAAATCACTTCTGATACTGTTATTGGTACAACTGGACAAGAAAAGAGACTTGAAGCAATTAGTCTTGAAGCGGAAGGACTTCCGGATGGAATGAATATTTATGTTCGGTATCATATTGAAACTGAAGGATGGTCAGATTGGATCAAAGGAGGTACTGTTGCTGGCACTGTTGGTCTTGAAAAACGTCTGGAGGCCATTCAAATTAAAATTCAGTAAAGGATAAAATAATGGATAAATTAATAGAAGCTCTTCTTTCTGATATAGGCAATCCCATCACTATTGCTCTCCTACTCATTGTAGGGATTATTTTTTTGATTAAATTTGTCTGGAATAATTGGGATAGGATCAAAAAAGGTGCGGATAGCCTTTATCAGAGAAGAAAGAAACAAGAAGAATTGCTTATAACAGTAGATGATTTAATAGAAAAGACCCGATTGATTTCTCAAGAGGTTTATAACTCTAAGAAAGAACAAAAGGATTTTTACAATGATCAATTAAAATATAAACAACAATCTCAGGATTTAAGAGACAGGCTTGAAGATAAATATGACATAGCTATTGATAAATCTAATCAGGCTCTTGATGAAATTAAAAAGACATTAGAAACTATTCAGATAATGCAAGAATCTCAAGCAAAGTATGAAGAAAGAGACAGAGAGCGCTCTATCGTTGTACTTCGCTCTTCTATCTGGAATTTATATAACGAATTTAAGACCCAAGGATATACCACTCAAGCGGGATTAGAGGTTTTCATTGAAAGTTGTGATTTGTATGAGCGTGATGGTGGTAATGGTGTTGTTGCAAACAAATTAAAACCGGAAGTTTTAGAGCTTCCTATAAAAGACTAAGGAGGTATATATGGAAGTTACTGTAATTTTAGGTGTAGTTCAGGTAATATTATACATCTTACTTGGAGGATTGGCACTCTGGTTTAAAACCAATGGAAAACTGAATAAAATGGTTGGGGCTTTAATTGACAAGGCTGAAGAAGAATTCACTGGATTTAAACAGGGCAATGAAAGATTTCAGGCTGTCGTGGGATGGTTGTATGAGTTAATTCCTACGGTATTGAAACCTTTCTTCCCACAGAAATTTATTGAAGCTCTCGTACAGAACGCTTTTGACCAGATTGCTTCTTTTGCTAAGAAACAGTTAGATAAAGCTGCTGATGAAGTAACAGATAAAATCGAAGAGAAAATTAATGAAGAAAATTAATAATGAAATAAAGGAGGTTTCATATGGCTGAACAAATGAAGCTATCATTTTTAGCTACAACTGCTTCGAAAATAGATGAGCTGCCTATAGTAAATGGGCAGTTCATTTTAATTAAGGATACCAACACTATTGCTGTTGATATGAATGATAAGCGTACAAAATATGAACAGATTATTACACTGGCATCTGATTCCGACCGCTCTTCTATCCTTGCACCTGTGAATGGCATTTTTTATTTTGTCGTAGAGACAAATTCTTTGTGGAAATATGATCAGGAATGGCAAATGATTTGTTCTGCACAAAGTTTGGTTCCGGCTGGAGGTTCTAGTGGACAAGTCCTTACAAAACAAAGTGATACTAATGGAGATGTAAGTTGGCAGAATCCTTCTGTTTCGGATGAACAGGTTACTACTGCTGTTAATTTATATTTAGAAGAAAATCCTGTGTCCGGCATGACCGCAGAGCAGGAACAGCAACTGAACCAGAATACTACTGACGTTGCTGATTTAAAGAGTGCTATAAATTCCAAAGCCCCAAACGCTGGATGGAATCCAGAAAAGATCATAGGAACCGATGCAGAGGGAAATATGATCGACATGGATGTGAGCCAGCTTGATATAAACAACTTGGTTTTCAAATCAGAAGACGGGAAAAAATATTCTGTATCGATAGACAGTGATGGAAATTTCATTAGAAAAGAAATAATAATGCCTGTACCTGTAACTGATGGATTGATATTTGATTTTAAAGCTGTTGATGGAGTAGTTAAGGATGCTGTGAATAATGAAACATATTCGGATTGCTCTATTGAAGGCGAAGAAATCACAGCTAATAAGACAATAACATTAAAAGATTTTGGAAAGCTATCAAGCGGAACTATAGAAATCATATTTGATGCAAGTACAAAATTTGTAGATCATTGGGAAAAAGGCACATTAGGACTAAACATAGATGGCACTAAACAGTCTATGTTGGTAAATAATGCTAATAACATTAATCGCTATTTAGGTTTATATTCCGGTAATAAATTGCTTCTTGTAGATCAAACAGTTTATTTTTTTACAAAGTCTTCAAACTTGGAAAAAATTTCTGATCAAGCTAACTTTTTTCAGCCAGTATCAGAAAATAAGATGAAATTAACTTTAGCTTATGATTCACAAAGTAAGCTAGTAGCAGTAAATGAATATGTATTTAATACTGAAAATAATCTTGTTTCAGTGGAAAATGATTTGCAATTATATTTGGAAAATAGAAGAAAATGCTATGAGATAAGAGTGTATGATAGAAAATTAAGTGAAAATGAAATTATAAGAAATTCAATTTATGATGGAGTAACATTTTCTGATAGCTTTATACACGAATATCAAAGAGATGGGATTACTGACTTAGGATCTGCATCTGCACTTATAGCCGATTCACAGGATATGCCATGTAAAGCTTATGCAAATAGCGAAACTACTCAAGGGTTACATTATAGAACAGACGGGGTCAGCTATAATATAACAGATTTACAAGAATACTCAAATAGCGAATTATCTACTGACTTTGAAGGAGTAAAATTTGCGAATACATATAAAAAAATTAAGATAGGAGAAAAACACGAAGTTAGTGCTGGTGTATATCCCTTTAATGGAGTCACGCTTTCCGAAGAAAAGAATAATTATTTCATAGATTACAGTAGTTCTGACCCAGAAAAATGTGAATGTATGCATGGAATATTGATCCCGAAACAAAAAGGTTCTGTGACCATAACCGCTACACTAAGAGGAACGGAATTTACAGATTCATTTACGGTAGAAATCGAAGATGAAGATAATGAAAATGTTGAAGAAGAAGAAACTTGTTATATAAAATCTGATTATGCTTTCGGAATAAATCCGTTGAATGGAGGTTCTGGCAAACAAACAGCACTTTGCATTTTCCATGCGATAAAAGAAGCTTCTACATTAGGATTTAAAAAAATTGTTTTCCCGTACAATAAATACTTTATTTATCCAGCGTTTGATGAGGGGGATAACGAGTCAATATGCTGTATAATACCGAGTGATATTATTATTGATTTTTCGGGATCCGAATTATATATTCAAGATAACCCATATATCTATAAAGCAAACGAAACAGTAAGATATAAAATGTTTGCCTTT